ATGGTTTTTTAAGTTTAGTCTTAGATTGCGCTGCTAACGACTATTTAGAATGGAGAGTTGCCAGAGCAAACGGCATTGTTTCAGGATATAGTGATACTGTTAACTGGGCTGGTGGATTTTTAATAGGATAAAGATATGTCAAACGCAAGAAACTTAGCAAATCTTCTAAACTCTGATACTACGGTCACTTCGGCCGATATTGCAGACGGTACAGTTGCAACTGTAGATATTGCAGATGGAGCGGTTACAGCTGATAAGATTCCTGATGGCGCAATTACTGCAGCCAAGATAAACTCTGGTGTTACACTTGGTGGAGCATATTTCCAAGGAGAAAATGGAGCGGTTGGAGCAACAGCTGGTAAAGGTGACATATTTAGAGTACACGAAAAAGAATTAAATACTAATGTTACAATTGCGGCTACAGATAACGCACTAGCGTCTGGGCCATTAACAGTAGCAAGTGGTATTACATTAACAATAAGTGCTGGTGGGAGGCTTGCAATAGTATGAGTACATTAGCAGTAGATGCAATTCAAAATGCAGCCGGAACAACCGCAATGACACTTGATAGTGCTGGTAGGATACTCACTCCTGCTAGACCTTACTTTAGAGTAGGTATGGGAACATCTCAAACTGGAATTACTAATGGAGATGTTATTTTTGATACTATAAAAGATAATGTTGGTGGTCATTACAGTACATCAAATGGACGTTTTACAGCTCCAATAGCTGGTGTTTATCAATTTGGACATTCTGTTTTGTTTCAAGATGTTGCTAATAGTGATGATGGAATAACTTTACACTACTATAAAAATGGTAGTGGTGATAACGAATCTTGGCTCTTTGATAGAGCACAAGGAGAAGATGCAAATGGTTATTCTGGTAGTGGTGGATATTTGAATTCAAGGGGTTCTGGAACAATCACACTAGCAGTAGGAGATTATGTAAATCTAAACGTATATACTAGTGGTTCTATTGGTGTTCATGGTAACTCTAATCAATCTTGGTCACAATGGTATGGATATTTAATAGGATAAGATATGAGTACTCTAGCAGTTAATACATTACAAGCACAAACTGGAAGTACTGTTTCGGTACCAACTGGTCAAACTTTATATGCTCCCGGTCACGTACTTCAAGTAATTCAGTCAAGATATACAACTGCTACCGTAGTGGCCGTAAGTGATTTTACTTTTACTGGACTAGAAGCTACTATTACTCCTAAAAGTACAAGTAGTAAAATTATGGTTCAGGGGTATTTGATGGGTCATGGCCATAATGGTAACCAAGAAGGTCATTACTTTAGATTACATAGACAAATTGGAACTGGTAGTACTGATCATCTTACTGCAGCATCTGGAGCAGCAGCTGGTTCTAGAATTGGAACCATTGCTCATATGCCAGCATTTTCCGGTGATGATGAAGGTATGCAAACAATCCCATATGATTACTTAGATTCGCCAAGTACTATTTCAGCAGTTACTTACAAGATGTTTTCTCGAAGTTATAACTCTGGTAGTTATTATGCTTATTTGAATAGATCTATGTCAGATGTAGATCGATATCACAATGCTAGAGGAGTTTGTTCAATGACACTTATGGAGATTGCACAATGAGTAATTTAAGAGTAAACGCAATCGATTCAGTAAATGGCAATAATGCTATGAATATTGATGCAAGTGGTAGAATTACAAAAAATCTTATACCTGCTTTTTATGGGTCAGATTGGAGTGGGTCTGCTGGAACAAAAACGTATCCTTCTGACACTAACTTAAGATCCTTTACATTCAGGGAAGTCATAGTGAACATTGATAATTGTTGGGATAATAATGTAGGTGAATTTACGTGTCCTGTTGCTGGTTTATATTTAGTAACTCATTGTGTAGGTAGACGTGCTGATTCAACTACGTGGTATGGTGCAGGTCTTTATAACAATGAAGATAGAATAGCAAACATGTGGGAGCCACCTGCAAATCCAGCAGATACAAATATGGCATATCTATCAATTCACCTTTCAGGTATAACCAATGCTGCAGTAAATGACAAAATTACTGCAACATATTACAATCACTACAGTACTCCTTTTGCTACTAATGACGGCCATCAAAACAACTTGGCAATTTTTTTGATAGGATAAGTCTAAAATCATAAACATATAAATAGTATCAAACGAACACGTATCGGGATACTATTATGTCAACACCTACAACAAGACAAGAATTGATAGATCATTGTCTTCGTCACCTCGGAGATCCTGTCATTGAGATCAATGTGGATGAAGATCAACTGGAAGACCGTGTTGATGAAGCTATTCAGTTTTGGCAAACCTATCATTCTGATGCTGTATACAGAGAATATCTAAAGCATCAAATTACAGCTACAGATAGAACTAATGAGTACATTACTCTCACTGATGATATTACATCTGTGTCTAGAATCTTTCCACTAGATGATACTAGCTCAAACAATATGTTTAGTGCCAAATATCAACTACGCCTTAATGACATTTATGACTTAGGATTTGTCGGCTCACTTGCACATTACGAGCAGACCATGCAGTATCTTGCCTTGCTTGATATGAAACTAAATGGTGCTGAGCAAGTTAGGTATGTACGTCATCAAGATAGACTTTACCTTGATGGTGATTGGGATTCAGACTTTCAATTAAATAGTTATATCATTATTGATTGCTATAGAGTAGTTGATCCAACTGCTAATGGTCAGGTATTCAATGATATGTTTCTTAAAAGATATACAACTGCTCTTATCAAAAGGCAATGGGGTACAAACCTATCAAAATTCGAAGGTATGCAATTGCCTGGTGGAGTAGTAATTAACGGTCGTCAAATTTTGGAGGAAGCAAACCAAGAAATTGAGAAGATGGAAGAAGAAATCCAAGTAAAGCATGAATTGCCACCAGATATGTTTATGGGGTAATCAATGGCAACTAATGTATACTTCTCTCCAAAGGTAAAGACCGAACAAAATCTATATGAAGATCTTGTAATTGAATCATTAAAAATGTATGGTCAAGACGTTGTCTATATTCCTAGGCAATTAATTAGTCGTGACGAAATTATGAATGAAGACTATTCTAAGTTTACAGATGCTTACACTATTGAAATGTATATTGAAACATCCGAAGGATTTGCTGGTGAAGGAGATCTTCTTGGTAAGTTTGGTGTTGAAATTAGAGACCAAGCTACATTTGTAGTATCAAGAAAACGTTGGGAAAACTTAGTAGGATTCTATAACAACTCAATTAACGATACAAGGCCAAGCGAAGGCGACTTAGTATTCCTTCCATTATCAAACTCTTTGTTTGAAATTAGATTTGTAGAGCATGAGCAGCCATTTTATCAGTTAAATAACCTGCCAACATATAAGTTGGAATGTGAGTTATTTGAATACAATAATCAAGAACTTGAAACTGGTATTCGTGAAGTTGATGTATTACAAGAAAAGTTTTCTTATCAACTAGAATTTATTATGAACAATGGTTCAGGACATTTTGTGCCTGGTGAAACTGTTAGACAAGATACTGGTGAAATTGATAACGCTGGAGCTCCAATATTCGTAACAGCAGAAGTTGTTACATTTAGTGTTGATGCCGGTGGTCTTGGTACTCTTACACTAATTAACGAGATTGGTACTGATGGAACAGCTCGTAAATTTAAGATAAGTCAACTTGCTGCTGACATTCTTACAGGTGTAGATAGCGGTGCAACTTGGTACTTTAATCAAGATGCTGATGATCAGGCAATGAAGGGCGATGTGTTCGCTCAAAACAAAGACTTTGAAACTGATGGTGATGCCATTATTGACTTCTCAGAGTCTAATCCATTCGGAGAAATTACATAATGTTTGGAAGTTATTTTTATCACTCAGCCATTAGAAGAACTATTGCAGTTTTTGGCACACTTTTTAACAATATCAATATTAGAAAATCAGATGCTAATGGTAAAATTTTACAAGAAATAAAAGTACCTTTGGCTTATGGCCCAAGATCAAAGTTTCTTGCAAGAGTACAAAATCAAGCAGATTTATCAGATTCAAAACTTGCTATTAAGTTACCACGTATGTCTTTTGAAATAACTTCAATTACATATGATACTAATCAGACAGTCAATAAGTCTAATGAAGTAAGAGTTGGATCTATAACTACTAATTCAAGAAACTCAGTAAGAGCACCAGCTCCTTACCGTGTAGGAATTCAATTAAATATTATGGCAAAGAATCAAGATGAAGCTTTGCAAATTCTTGAACAAATATTACCGACGTTTAAACCAGACTATACAGTAACTATTAATGAAGTACCTGCGATTGGTATTAAATCTGATATTCCAATTGTGCTTCAAGGTGTGGCTATGAACGATGATTATGAAGGTGACTTTATTACAAGACGAGCTATCATTTACAGTCTTGACTTTGAAACTAGAGTTAACTTTTATGGTGAGGTACAAAATAAGAAAACAATTAGAAAGGTTGTTAGTGACTTCTTTGACTTTGATAAAGGTAATCAAGGTTTGTTGGAAAGACAACAAGTTACTACAAATCCCGCAACTGCCAATATTACAGACACATTCACATACGCAGTAACTTATCCGTTTCCTGCTGTGGCTGATAATTTAAGATTGGTAATAATAAATAATGCAGCTAACTTTAATGTTGGTGAAACGGTATCAGGGACAAACTCCGGAGCTACGGCTGTAGTTAAGTCTTGGGATGCTGGTGGTAAAATACTATTGGTCGAAAATCCGACTTTGTATTTTGAAATAGGAGAAAGAGTAACTGGTGCAACATCAGGTGCTCTAGGTGATATTCAGACTTCAACGAATGTGTACGTCTAATGAGTAAAAGTGATATAAAAGATGATTACGATTTTGCTAGATCTCAATACTATAATCTAGCTGAAAAAGGTAACGAGGCTATCGATTTAATGATGGACTTGGCAAGAGAGTCTGAACATCCCAGAGCGTTTGAAGTGTTATCAACTGCCATAAAGCAAAATGCTGAAGTTGCTGATAAGCTGATGAAGCTGCACAAGGAACGTAAAGATGTTGAGACTGACTCCCAAGCAGCTCTTCCTAATAATATGACACAGAATAATCTCTATGTAGGTTCGGCAACTGACCTTCAGAAGATGTTAATTCAAAAAGCGAAAGAAAAAGAGACAATCATTGAATCAGACACGAATCAAGAATAACGAGCTTGGATACTTAGGTAACCCTAATATCAAGCGAGATGGCATTGAGCAATCATGGTCAGCCGATGAGATCCGTGAATATGCTAAATGCATGAAAGATCCCGTATATTTTGCAAGAAAGTATCTCAAGGTAATATCACTTGATGAAGGTCTTGTTGACTTTGATCTATATCCATACCAAGAAGAAATGTTTGATCATTTTGATAAAAATAGATTTTCTATTGTTTTAGCATGTAGACAGTCAGGTAAGTCAATATCATCTGTTGCCTATCTTGTATGGTATTCAATATTTCATCCAGAAAAGACTATTGCAATATTGGCTAACAAAGGCGCCACGGCTAGAGAAATGTTGGCACGAGCTACGCTTATGATCGAAAATGTTCCATTCTTTTTACAGCCAGGTTGTAAAGCTGTAAATAAAGGATCAATTGAGTTTAGTAACAATTCAAGAATTTTAGCTGCAGCTACAAGTGGTAGTTCTATTCGTGGTCTTTCAGTTAACTTACTATTCCTTGATGAGTTTGCATTTGTTGATAATGCCGCTGAGTTTTATGCATCTACGTATCCAGTGGTATCAGCTGGTAAAGATACAAAGGTTATTATTACAAGTACAGCAAATGGACTCGGTAATATCTACCATAAGTTATGGGAGGGTGCAGTTCAAAGTACAAATGAGTTTAAACCATTTAGAATCGACTGGTGGGATGTACCTGGTAGAGATGATGAATGGCAAAAACAAACTATTGCTAACACTTCAGAACTTCAATTTGATCAAGAATTCGGTAATAACTTTCATGGTACTGGTAACACACTAATATCAGGCAATAAACTATTAGGTATGAAAGCAAAGGCACCTATTTACACACAAGAATCTACTAAGGTTTATAAGAGACCAAAGGAAAGACACGAGTATATGATGTTTGTGGATGTTGCGAAGGGAAGAGGACAGGACTACAGTACTTTTAATTTAGTCGATATTAGCACTCGCCCGTTTAAACAGGTGGCTGTGTACCGCGATAACAATATCTCTCCTATTCTCTTCCCTGATATTATATATAAGTATGCAAAAACCTACAATGATGCTTATGTGGTTATTGAATCAAATGATCAAGGCGCAGTTGTATGTAATGGTCTTTATTATGATTTAGAATATGAAAATGTCTTTGTCGAATCAGTAGTTAAAAAGAATGCTATTGGTATCGAAATGAATAGAAAAGTTAAACGTATCGGCTGTTCTAATATTAAAGACTTGGTTGAAAGAGACCAAATTGAAATTGTAGATGCAGATACTATTATAGAATTTTCAACATTTGTAGCAAAGGGTACAAGTTATGAAGCCAGTGATGGCAATCATGACGACCTTGTTATGAATTTTGTTTTATTTGGTTGGTTTGTTTCAAGCCCGATGTTCAGTGATATGACTGATTTGAATATTAAAGAGATGATGTATAATGAAAAAATGAAACAAATAGAAGATGAATTAGTTCCATTCGGTGAAATGGATGATGGCAGGCCAGAAGATACTGAAATAATAGGCGGTGAAAGATGGCAGGTTATGGATACAACTGAACTTTATTAAGGAGTAAATTATGAAAGAGTTTATATTAGTTATTAGTATGTGGGGTGCAGATACTGCAGGTCACGATCATTATATTGGTCAGCTTGCATTGCAACAACCAATGACACAGAAACAATGCGAATATATGATAGATGAAAAAATGTGGAAATCTAGTTATGAGAATGAGTATTATCATATGAAAGGTCATTGTTTTCCAAAAGAATGCTCAGGCAAAGAAAGTTGTGATGAGAATTGATTTTT